GAACATCATTTCAACTGCCGAACCCGACCCCCAAACCGATGCACTGCGCCCCACTTTGAAACACTGATGAACCGATTCATTCAAGAATCAATACCCGATATGCCGATTATAGGAAATGAAGTGCGCAAAAACGGAAATTGAGCGATGAGGTCGAAAAGTGGGTTTTGCGTCTTTTTCGATAGGCTCGCAGTGTGCCGTTTAGTTTGCCAGTGATTGAAACCCAGTGCCGAAAATGCGCCAAAAAACAGGCTTGCAGTGTTCATATCTCGCCTTGTTGCATCATCGTTTTGCTCACTTTTCGATTTGAAAAAGTCCATTCGATGTACTGCGCCACTGCTGATGAATTACCGTTTTTCGGGGATTTGCGCCGTTTTCGGTCTGTAAACGATGGACTGCGAAGCGGACACCAATTCTAAACGATAGACTGCGAGCAAGTGGGACACTGCTTGACCGATGACCCCTCTCGGCTCGACATTTAGCGGACAAAATGCCTTGCAGTGCAACGATTAGATGATTCGGCGCAAATCGCCAACTCTCGCCGTTTCTAAACGGTTGACTGAAAGGCTGAATGCGACGCAGTGCCTCGATGCCGAAATCGGGGGATTTAGGTTGACCTAAGAATCTGCGCCATTTTACCCAATAGGCTCGCAGTGCATCGAATAGAGCCAACTTCAAAGAATCGACAGGCTCGCAGTACCCCGTTTAGCCTTCATTTTTCCAAATTTGAACAATAGCGGCGCAGTCTATCGAATAGCCCCCTAAACGACGCACTGAAAGCCTATATGCCTCGCAGTGTGCCATTTGTCCGCTATTGCTCGGATTCGGGCGGACTCCTAAACGATGGACTGAAAGCCTATTTTGCCATCGGCGCAAAACCCTAAACGATAGACTGCGAGCCTGCCCCCCGCCGACCAAATCGAACACTTTTGAAAACGATGGACTGCGCAACAATTGGCTCGCAGTGTGCCTTTTAGGATTGAGAAAATTGAGCAAAATAAAAACCGTGACACGGCAAGGTTTAGTATATCAGCCTATTCCGTCGATGTGCGCAAAAACAGGCTCGCAGTCCATCGAATGCCTCGCAGTGGCCTCTTTTTTCCAACTGCGCCGAAAGTGTTTATATCCCCCCATGAGAAGGGACATTTGGAGGAATCCGAATGCAAAAAAGTATAATGCAAAATGTAATCGGTTTCATGCTCGCAGTGGTGCTTTTTACCACTGTCGGACATGTTGCCGTAATGAATGAAGCCCCAGCAATGGAGATGAACGAACAAACCCAAACCAACGCAGAACCGATGGACTGCGCCCTTGAAGAAGGCAGACTGATGCAAACAAAAATTAGTCAGTCACGCCACGCCTTCAAGCGAGCAGTGCGCCGTTTTTCACTAAGATTTGGTCGAACCCGTCGTAAGTGGCGGATAATTCGACGCATGTTAGGAATTGGT